ATCGACAACAAATCTGTCTGGTCAACGGAGGCGTTGTTCGAGCGGCTGGAGGAATTTGGCCGGCCGTTGCGACTTGAGGTGGATAAGCATCAGTGGGCCTGGGCGTATAAGCAGACGCTTAGAGCGTTCGGGTGCAGAGGACAGAAGCTGAGTATTCTAAGGAGTGAGGAAGATTTCCTCGACGCGATAAAACCGTCAAAGTCGGCAGGACTCCCCACTCTGCGGAGGAAAGGCGAAGTCTTCAAACATGAGCTAAAGCGCATGCAACGGATCAAAGCCGATGTGTGCGCCCCACCTCCTTGTTTGGCGTTTCATCGCGTCCAGCATGGAGATAAGGGTCCAAAAACCCGATTGGTGTGGGGTTACCCTTTATCAATGACTTTACTTGAAGCCCAGTTCGCCAAACCGCTCATTGATAATTTCCTGAAAATCCAGAGTCCTATGGCTTTTGGCTATAGGAAGGCAGACCTGTGGGCACGTATCATCCCTCTCACGAGGGCAAAAAGAGTGCTTGCATTGGACTACTCAAAGTTCGATAGCAGCATCCACCCCAGGTTAATCATGATGGCGTTCAGCGTACTAGCGACGTGGTTTACAGCCGCGGATCGCAGAGAAGGGCGGTGGGATAAGCTGGTTCATTACTTTATTCACACTCCGATACTCATGCCGGATGGGTTCGTGTACAGGAAACATCAAGGTGTCCCAAGTGGCAGTTACTTTACGCAGCTTGTGGATAGCATTGTCAACTACTTCCTGTTGCAGTGCCTGTCCTATGGTTTCGGAGGTAACACCAGTTGTCTCGTTCTGGGCGATGATAGTCTTCTCGCTTTCAACATCGAAGGTGACTTCGGTGCGCTCCGTGATCCACGGATGATGATGGCTGGCGTGAGGACGGCTCTTAGTTGTCTTGGCATCACCATGAATATGGAGAAATCCCACTGCTATGAGGGCAGAGGGCGCCAAGCAATCCATTTCCTTGGCCATACATGGTCAAGAGGCTACCCACACCGCAATATGAGGGACATCGCTCGACGCGCAGTGTACCCCGAGCGCTATTATCATGGTATCACCACCCACGAAGTGATTAGGCAGCGTGTCCTAATGTTCTTAGGTGATGCTGTTGAAAGCTGGAAGCTGTTCCGCTCATACCTCAGTCCATCAAGGCATGGAGTCTGCGCCACTGCCGGATACGGCGTAAGGGGTGAAAGTGGAGGCAGTGACATTGGGTGGTATCGCGCCTTAGAGGCTGTGGGTACTGTGGTGAA